ATCTTTGATAAGTACGCTTCACAGAACCCTGACTACACCGGTGCTAATCCGGCTACTCAAGCCGCTATTCGTGCTAAGTACGGGCTAACACCACCTAAAGAAAAAGGTATGCTTGAAAGTGGGCTAGACTACGCTAAAGATGTAGCGACTAATCTTCCTGGTAGTGCGCTAGGTGTAGCCAAAAACGTAGCGGGCGCTATTCTTCACCCAATAGATACGGGAGAAGCAGCGCTTAAAACTGTTGTAGGGGGTATTCTTACTAACTCGTCTCCTGAAGTAGTGGATTGGTTTAACAAGCACGGCGATCCTGAAAAAGTTAAGACGCTAATAGGCATGGCTGACACAGCAGGTGGTGAGCTAAAAAAGAAGTACGGTAGCTTGGATCAGTTCGGTGAGACGTTGCGTAGAGACCCAGCCGCAGTAATGCTTGATATGTCCATGCTACTAGGCGGTGCGGGTAGCGTAGCGCGGATGGGCGGTAGAGCAGCCGGAGCAACCGAGGGCGGTGCAGCCGCTGCCGGTGCGTTGAACAAAACAGCAAACGCGCTAGATACAGCAGCTAGCTATACTAACCCCCTAACGCCAGTAGTTAAGACTGCTACCTTTGGGCTAAATCTAGGGCGTAATGCTTTAGCTGCCGCCAAAGATCCTAGAGGATACCTGTATCGCAATGCTATAGGTGATAGAGGCCCACAAGTAATGAACCAGCTTAATGCGTTCCAAGAGACTGTTCCAGGCATGGAGTCTACCATAGGCCAAGCATCCGTAGGATCTGGTGCAGGTGACTTAAACGCTCTCAGCGCGGGCATACTAGACTCGTCTACTAATGCTCGCAACGCAGCGCTTGCTCGCACACAAGCTAACCGAGCAGCAGCCGAAGCGCCCGTTGCTCAAGTAGCTGGTACAGAAGCAGGCCTAGCAGCGGCTGAAAAACTTAGGACTGACGTAACTCAACCGCTATATAAGGCGGCGCAAGAGAGTACAGTACCGGTAGATACGTCTAAGATAGTAAATAACGTAGCTGATCTTATTAGTAAAAACCCTGGGAATAAAGCCCTGCTTACTCACCTTGAAACATTAAAGGGCGGCCTAATAGATGAAACTGGAGCGCTAAGAACTAACGCAGCAGAGGTAGTATCGTCTATAGATGGCATAAAAGCCATGCTAGGTACAGAAAAAAACTCACATATAAAAAGCGTACTTGTCGATCTTAAAGACGATTTAATCAAAAGCATCCCAGGATATGCAGAAGCGGATGCAAAGTACGCAGAGCAGAGCGTACTTATTGACAGAATGAAAGTAGGCCAAGAACTACAGAAAAAGTTGCGTGGCCCGCTAGGTAACTTCACTCCGGCTAACTACAACTCTGCTTTACTAAACGAGTCTAACCTTATAAAAGAAGCTACCGGAACTAATAGGTATGACAAAATATCCTCACTATACCCTGATCCGGTAAAGGCTAAACTAGACGCAGTTAGAGATAGGTTCATTCTTGAGGCTGAAGATAAGAGGCTTGCTACTGGAGGCGAAGCGGTAGAGGGTGTAAAAGCTCCTAAGATACCGTGGGGCTTGAGCAGCAAGGTAGCCCTAGCCAACAAGATCGTACTGGCGTTAGCAAACAAGATAAACAAGCAAGCAGCTATGGACATGGCCGCTGATATGCTGGACGTACCCCGTGGTACAGCAGCTATCAAGAAGGCTCTTGAAAAGCGTACGATTATAGACATACCGACTCCTACTGTACGTTCTAGTTCGGCAGCTATACTTAATAACCTAGCGCCCCCCAATCAAAACAACTTAGGAGCTTCAGAATGACAGGCCAAGAGCTATTCAACTACGTAGGTGGTGCTTTACTAACCATACTAGGATGGCTTGGGCGACAGTTATGGGACGCGGTGGCAGAGCTAAAGAAGGACGTTAAGCAGATAGAGATAGACCTACCGACCAGCTACGCTAGCAAGGATGATATGACGGCGCGGTTCGATAGGCTTGAGGATCTGCTGCATCGGTTGTTGGGCAACAAACAAGATAAGGGGCAATAATGTTTACTTTATTTACCACCATAGTTAGCTTTCTCACTGCCGGTGTGCCGAAAGCACTTGACTTCTTTCAAGACAAGGGTGACAAGAAGCACGAGCTAGCGATGGCGCAGTTGCAGCTACAGAGGGAACTAGAGTTACAGAAGGCAGGATTAGCAAGTCAAGTTAAAATCGAGGAGATTAAATATGACGAAATACAGACGCAAGCGGCAAGCAGTGAAAGGGAAGCTCTCTATCAGCACGATATTGAGATCGGTAAAGGAGCGTCAACATGGGCTGTTAACGCTCGTGCTATGGTGCGTCCTGTTATTACTTATGGCCTTTTTTGTCTCCTAGTATTCGTTGAGATCTTCGGGTTCTACTACTCTATCAGTACAGGCGTTACATTCCCAGTTGCTATGAGTATGCTGTGGGATGAGGACATGAAGATCGTTTGGGCTTCTGTGTTATCATTCTGGTTTGGATCTAGGGCATTTTCTAGGGAATAAAACCTGAAAATGTAATATATACCCCCCTGATGACTTATGCTGTCAGGCGCAGGGACTCCGCGAAGTCCCTTGCTTATCTCTAAACAGAGAAAACACTATCTCTAAAACGACATAGTAACTAATTGTTTGTACAATGAAAACTTCACCAAATGGGTTGCAGTTAATTAGAAAATATGAAGGATACAAGTCTACTCCGTATCGTTGCCCTGCTGGGTTATATACAGTTGGTTACGGTCATGTTATTGGTAATGGCTTGCAGTTACCTGACGAATGGAATCGCACATTATCTCTGGGGGAAATAAATGAACTTCTTAGAACAGATTTGGCTAGATTTGAACGGGGTGTGCTTCGTTACTGTCCCGTGTATCTCACTCAATCTCAGTTTGATGCTCTTGTGTCTTTTAGCTTTAATCTCGGCCTGGGCGTTCTTCAACGAAGCACCTTGCGACAAAAAATTCTTAGAAAAGATGGAGAAGGCGCAGCGAAGGAATTACTCAGGTATGACAAAGTAGGGGGCAGACCCCTAAAAGGCTTGACTAGAAGAAGGCAAGCCGAGTACAGGTTGTTTACAGGTACTTCTGTTTAAGGTACGTCAAGCTCAGTGGCATTTCGTCGAACTCACCGTCAACCACCTGATTGAGCATATAGCACCCGCGCCAATGGTTGTTCCCCTGTAGCCCCAAGTATTCCTCGCTATGCTCATAACACGATCCTGAGAGAATAGCTGTTAGGCTTCTACCATCCGCAGTCTTGCCGTAGCTAATCAATCTACCCTGCTGATGAAAGGCGAAACAGCTCATGTGCAGTTTGGACAGCAACGCAGCCGCCGAGCAGATCGGTCTACCCATAATTCCAGAAGTAAAGTAGTGGCTGTACGCTACTCCATCCACGACGATGACCTCCAGAAAAGCGGATACCTTAAATCCGTGCAGTTCGTACCCCAAGTCCTGAACCGAGATTAGCCCCTCCAACTTACGATCAGACTCAATCGCTCGGCTAATTCTGTTCTCATGGTTGCCCAGAGTCAGATAAAGCTCCGGAATCCACATTTTAGCCTTATTTCGCCTCTGTCGGTGGATCTCAGAATGGATGGGCTTCATTAAGGCATCCATAGCCCTCTTGGCTGCGTTAACGTCAGATTGGTATGTCCTACCCTCAAAAGATTTTTTGCCGACGTCATAGCTCGATAGGGAGGGGAGATCTGCGAAGTCTCCACCAATAATTATAACATCTGGCTGTTTTTCGGCTGCGTACAGTCCGATGGCAGTTAAAAATGAAAAGTCAAGTCCACTTTTAGCTTGCACATCAGGAATGACCAGATGCCTTCGAGACTTAATCACTTATGACACCGCCTATTGAAGTCTGACATAAAGATCTCGATGGTCTTGGCTATATCTGTAGCCACCGAGGGGGTGGGGGTGAACTTGCTTTCGATAACATATTTGTTACGGCTACGCAGATACTCGATAGATTCTGCGCGTTTCTTTTGATTGTACTCGGTCATCTTCTTCTCCTTTTATGCGTATGTGGGCTAGCCGCATAGTGCGAAACCCCTCACCATCGGCTAGTCTAATTAACGTCCTGTCTGCCGCAGCTTTATCGAATCCTTCTAGCTTATCTAGGTACAGCCCTAGCTGTAGCTCCAAGTCAATCATAGCCTACGCCTTCCATATAACTACGAACTCCAGAATGTGCTACCTTCCTCAACTCAGGGGATAACACGCCGTACTTCTTTCTCAACACATCACCTGCACGAACTATTCTACCTCCGGTGGGGCCTTTGGTTTTAGGCTCTCCTACGTAATACGTACCCGTCCGGCCACCGCCCTTGCCTGTGATGGCTGTATAGATAACCCCTTTTAGCTTGACTAGCCTGTTGTTGACTTGGTGTACCGTAAAACCAGTGCCAGCTACAATCATCGGTTTGCTGCATCCAGGGTGAGCTGATATGTAATCAATTATGCGGGTAGGCATTTCAGCTCCTCTAGCTTCTCCTTAATGTCCTTGATCCGAAAGTAGTTGCCTTGCTTACCTTCGAGCGCTTCCAGTTCTTTTCTCAGATTGTAGTCTAGCCATGCTATGTCTTGATCGCTCATTTTACCCTCCTTAGTATAAAGTTAACCGCAGCATCTACCACCACCACTATGCAGTACAGCGGAAATATCACTACGTACAGTATCATAAACAGTCCTACACATCGTAAATAGTCAATCATTATATTCTCCTCCTTCAATAGCAATCATATTGTTTAAACATTCAGGGCAAAAGGATAATTCTTTGTTCTCGAAGTCTCCCGTTAACCCTGTCCCCGCGTCAAAGTCCCAACCACATACCAAACATATCTCAGTCATTCTTAGTATCTCCTTATTAGCTGCCTTGGCCTTCGCTGCAACTACCTGGGTCACGTAGTCTGTAATCCAAGCCTTAGACTTTTTCATCTCCTAATAACTGGTGGATTGGTTGCGTACGGATTATTGGGGGAGTTTTGGCTGTTGACTGATCCGTAATTGCCAAGTGGGTTATTGATAGAGTCTGGGCTGTTGACTGACCCGTACCTACCATTCGGATTGCTAGTGGAGTCAGCCGCGTACGGGTTGCCACCCAGTTGACCTAGGTATTTACCGGTCTGCTGGTCATATAACTCTACTGCCTGAACTGTTGATGCCATCATTAGTAATGCTATCAGCTTAATCATTTCGCCTCCTT